AATCTTGGTTTTAAGTTAATTGGTCCTGTTCTGGATGTAAAACCAAAACCACGTCTTGATTTAGTTGGTTTAGGTTTAGCCACTGGCTTTGGTTTTTTAGCTGTTGCTCTTTTCTTTGGAGAGACTGGTGTCTGTTTTGCAGATCCTCCTAAGAATGCTTGACCAGCTTGACCTAATCCTTTACCCGCTAGTTTCTGTTTCTCTTTTAAAGCTTTACGAAGAGTTGCAGTTCTAGCATCAGTAGGTCTATTACTCTTAGTTGTAGTCTTTTTCTTTCTACTTTGTTTTCTTGCTATACCAGCAAAGTCGGTATCTTTTGGTCTAGTGCTACCTAGCTTACCCTTCACTGTCTTTCTGTTTTTTATCATTACCATTTTATAGTGCTCCTTTTAAGTATATGATTTCAAGTGTTAATATTATCACCGCCGCCACAATAGATACAGTTATAATAATTGTATTTTTGAGTCGACGTTTCTTTGCTGCTAATTCTTCAAGAGCTTTCTTTCGACGAGATCTTTCGTTAGCAATTTCACCTTGTAGTCTTTCCCACTGTCCAGGAGAACCAAACAATAAAAACAGTTCACGCATTTCATCACGAATACGTTTGGCTTCCTCTTTCCGAAAGTGAGCTTCAATTGCTGTCTGCTCAGCTCCCGTCAATTTCCCAAGTATACCACCCTTCTTTTCTGCTGCAAAGCTTAAATCAGCTTCTGCTTTTGCTAGTTTTGTAATAGGACCAACGAGAGATCCTAAATCTCTACCAGCTTTTACGGCAGAGGATATAGCCGAACTTGCAGTTTTTAATGCTGCAAAAGCTGTCAATGGATCAATCATCGTCGTCTATCTCCTTCGTTTAGTTTTAACCTTCTGTTTACGTCCACTCGCACTGATAGGGTAACGAATAGATGTAGGTTTTGGACCTACGTTAGTCTTGGCTCTTTTTCTTCTAATAGCCGCAGCTTTCTGTCCTGCTGTCATTCTATCAGCTACTGCTTTTGGACGACAGACTGGATACTTTCTTTTTGACGACTTAGCTGATTTACGACCACACTTTTTACCTGTAGATAGATCTACCCAGTTTTCTTTGAACCACGTTTTTAAACCTTTTTTAGCCATTGTTTTTTCTCTATGTTATATTGATCCGGAACTTTACCATATCCAACAACTCTGTCCCACTCTCTTTGTGTGTAGTAATTTTTATTAGGCATTTTTCATTTTAGGGTATTTAGTTACTTTTCTTCTTTTTACCACACCACAACCACGAGCAATCTTACCACCACCTTTTAATTTAATAGTGCCTCCTCCAGCTTTACGAGGCTTTGGTCCTCTAAAATCTTTTCTCTTTTTACCACTAGGATCTTTTATTTTACCCGCACAGATCTTTGATGCATAGGCATTTGCATAAGCACTTGGATAGACTGCGAACTTACGTTTGGCAGCAGCTTTACCTCTAGGACATAACTTTGTCATATTGATACCCCCATCTATTTTCTGATAAATCCCACACTCTTTTTGTATCTTGTGGAATCTTTATCATTAAGTTATTAAACCTTATTACGTTTTTTGTTACTTGCATTATCTACCTCTCTTCTTTCTACCAGCACAATGTGCTCGTTGTGAAAAACCTTTTGGGTTTTTACAGTTAATAGACTTTTTGTACTTTCTGGTCCACTTTTTCTTTTGTGGTCCTTTCGTTACTTGTTGTCTTATATTAGCACGACTTATTGCCATATTAAATACCTATAAGTATCTTTGCAATAACTGATGTTGCTCCTGATTGCATAACTATTGTTGCACACACAGCACCAATGACTAACCATTTAACTTGAAAGATAGATCGTTTAACACAGCCCATATCTGTTTTAAGTTCAGATACATCTTCACGTAACTGAGCCTCACGTTCGATGTGACGTGTTAATTCAAGTTTAAGATCTGTTAAATCTTTATCAGTCATAGTTTAGAATATCCAACACCACAATAGTAAAGCAACTATCGCAGCTATGTACCAGTGTTTTTTACACGTGGTGCATTTAATTTTTTCTTTTATCTTTTCCCATATCATACTCATGTCTAACATTTCCATCTCCTTCTTGCTTGACAAATTCTTTTGTTTGGTGTCTTTCGACAGTTAATATTATGCATCTTGGCTTGACCCGCAGATCGTGCGCAAAATGACTTTCTTCTTTTGGCAGCTTTACTTCCTTTTGCAACTTTACCTGTAACAGCAGTTTTTAATTTAGATCCAGGATTGGCACGACGATAAGCAGCTACACCTTTAGCTGTCATACCGGCACCTTGTTTAGTCGGTCTAAAATTACCTGACTTAACACTAGACTTTATGCCCATGCCCTTTTTCTTTTTACGAACGGCCATGTACTATCCTACAAAAAATGTACCAGCTACACTAACTCCTGCATTCATAGTGACGTGCAGATTTGTTTCGTAACGAATACCCGCATCTTCAATATACTGATCAGATGAACCCCCAGCGATTAGTCTTTGTTTCATGATAATTGATCCAGCTGCACCACCATCTCTTAACACAATGTCAGTTGCTGAAGCCATACCATTTACTAAGCTGTATCCTCTAAGTCTACCAGGAATCGAATCTATCGTAGATGTAGATGTTGCGAATATTGCTTTTATATTTGTTGCCATATTTAATTCCTTATATTTAACAATAAATAACAGGGGCCATTACTGACCCCCATTATTATTTATATCCTAGGATGATCCCGCAGAACCATAGTAAGATCTCCAGTCACTGAAACCAAAGCTATATCTTTCTCTAGCTTTAAATCTCAAGTTACCAGTATCAAAGTCTGGTTCCATCTTCGTAGCCAAAGGTGCTCTTACGAACATTTTAGCTCCGTTAGGAACATCTGTTTTAATGAAATATGCATTGGCATCTGTG